TTTCATAACGTCACCACAAGCAGGAGCACCAACCATACCAGTTCCAACTGTTGGGTCTTCTTTATCAAAAGAGCCAACATTTCTTGGATTCTCGTAATGGTCTAATACTTTTTCGCTATAAGACATTAGACTGCGAAACTACTTCCACAACCACAAGATGCTTTAGCACTAGGGTTATGTATTTGAAATTGAGAGCCTTGTAATGATTCTGTATAATCTATTTCTGCTTCTTGTAAATACTGTAAACTCATTGGGTCTACCAGTATAGTACAATCATCTTTCTCAACTTTTGTATCATCTTCGTTAATTTCTTCATCAAATGTAAATCCATATTGCATACCAGAACATCCACCACCTTGAACATAAATCCTTAAATTAATATCAGGATTATTTTCTTCAGCTATTAAATCTTTTATTCTAGTAACTGCATTATCAGTAAGTGTCATTATTCACTTTCCCAACTTAAAGTTTCTTCATCCCATTCATAATGATTATTGTCACCAGGATAAGGTGTTGGTGCTTCCCATATCCATGATGTATTATTTAAAGTCCATGATGGATAAGGTTGAGGTGCATAAAACACATCATTAATTTCATCATAAGTGAACCCAATTCCAGCATAGTTTCCTCTTAATGGCATATCTAATGGATGTTCATTTCCATAAGTATTATAAGATGTTTGTACCCAAGTACCTTCTTGAATATCAATATTATCTTGTTCGGCACTATTTACTGTTACTACAATTCCGTTTTCTATTTTAGCAAAATAACTCATTATACTGTAAAGCTCCCATTACCTGTCCATTTCAATATTGTGTAATTTCCTGAAGTAGAGGTACTCGCATTACTTTGTGTACCAGACCAATCTGCTGTGATTACTCTAATAGCAACATATCCTGAACCACCAGCTCCACCACCATTAGCAGTTCTATTAGTACCACCGCCACCGCCACCAGTATTAGCTCCACCTGCACCACCTTGGTCACTTGGACCAAAAGTTCCGTTACCACCTGCGTTAATACCTGCTCCGCCAACTCCAATTGTATAAGTAGTTCCGTTATCAGCGTAGCGTAATCCACCACCACCGCCACCGCCTAAACCACCATTACCCGCATTAGTATAAGCACTACCACCACCACCACCTGCAAAAGTATTACTATCTACCCATGATGGAGAAGCACTACCTGCACCACCAATACCACCAATACTTGCACTTCCAGGTGCCCCACCTACAGCAGAGGCTCCACCACCTGCACCAAAACCTGTGCTACTACCACTACCATCATAACCTTGTCCAGCAGTTCCTGCTCCCGCTGCAATTACAGAAGGACTACCACCACCAGAGCCACCAGTATTACCAGCATCACTTGTTGCACCTGCTCCACCTCCGCCTCCACCTACTGTAGATATTGAAATACCTGTACCTATTGCGGATGAAGTAGCGCCATCTGTTCCACCAGAATTAACTGAACCTGTACCACCGCCACCAATAGTTATTGATACAGAAGTTCCTAAAGTTAAAGTTGATGAAGCGCCTGTAAGTAAACCACCTGCACCTGCACCACATCCATTATGTGCTCCGCCACCACCACCACCAGCAACTACAAAATAATCAACTGCATAGTTTTGTGGTACATAAGCCCCGGCAAAACCATAACCTCTGGCAGAGTTTACTGCTGCTGCGGTTATTCTAGGCAAACTGTGTTAAAGCAGCAAGTATAGTAAATGCTGCAGACCCCGTTTTAATTATTGTGTATGAATAAGAGTCAATACTATTAATATTTCCTTCTGTAGGAGCTGAACCACCTTGCCATTCTGGTGTAATTCCTACTCCATCAACTTGTACTGTTGTATTTCTATATTCAGCACCTGTCAAAGTCACTAGATGAACTAATGTAATAGCTTCTCCTACAGCTAATACAGAATCTAATGTTGCACCACTAGAGTCTCTAAAATTAACAGTCCAATCACCTGCCGCAGCAGATGTATAATAAAGCACAGACTGTGTGTCTGTATCGTAATTAATTGTCCCTGTCGCAGCTGTTGCTGCTACTGTAACTATTTCAGTTGAATTAATAAATGGAGAATAGTTATTAAGTAGAGCAAAGTTGCTAAAGCCTGAACCTGAAACTGTACTGGTTGCTGAAAGTGTTGTGAAAGCTCCGGCAGCGGGGGCTGAACCACCAATTGCGGGAGGGGAAGCAAGATAAGTGCTAAAGCCTGTACCTGAAACTGTGCTTGATGCTGAAAGAGTAGTGAAAGCACCTGCACCTGCAGATGAACCGCCGATTGCAGGAGGGGAAGCAAGGTAAGTGCTAAAGCCTGTACCTGAAACCGTACTTGAAGCAGAGAGTGTTGTGAAAGCTCCAGTGCTGGCAGTAGTTGCTCCAATTGTAGTATTATCAATTACACCACTAGCTATAGTATATGAGGCTGAATAGTTTGCTGCTTCAACTACATTTGTACCATCTTGATATAAAGACATAGATTTGCCTGCAGGCACTAAAATACCTGAGCCTGATGTTGTTTTAACTGTTATAGCAGTATCAGATGAATTTTTTATGTAATAGTTTTTACCACCGGACAATGTAGGAACTACTAAGTCTCCTGTTCCACCAGCACTACCTGTAAGATTTATTCGTAAGTGACGTGGTACTTGAGTCGCATTAGAAGATGCACTCCAAGCGGGTGTATTGGTTCCTGTTGTAACAACTAGGTCTACCGTACCTACAATAGCTTCTTCTAAAGCGGTTCCTAAATTAACATTGGTGGTTGTACCCCAGGTACCGTCTTGTTCTCCGGTTCCTATGAGTTCTATACTTAAATTTGAATATGTTGACATAATTTTTTCCTTAGGTTGCTATTGGTATCCAATTAGGAACCTGTGTTGTGTCTATTATAACCCAATTAGGGTCGCTAAGTGTTGGTACTTCTCCAGCTAATACTAAAGCCCCAACTGGTGGAGATATTATTACTCCATCTAATACTATTGGTGCTACTCCTGCTAATACTAAAGCTCCAACTGGAGGAATTATTAGTACCCCATCTATTACTATTGGCGCTATTCCTGCTAATGCTAAAGCTCCAACACTTGGAGTTATTATTGAAGTTAGACTTAGCTCAGCAGTCACTCCTGCTAATGCTAAAGCTCCAACTCCTGGTGTAATACTTCCAGAAACATGGGGAGCAATCCCCGCTAGTGCCAATGCACCCGCTCCTGGAGATATTATTACTCCATCTAATACTATTGGTACTACCCCTGCTAAAACTAAAGCGCCTACAGTTGGAGTTATTACTACTCCATTTATTACAATAGGAGCTGTATCAACACCAATCCCCCATTTTCCTGAGCCCCAAGCTCCTCTTCCCCACCCGTCAGATAAACTTAATTCTCCTGATGGAGGTACAATTATAGTCCCAACCCCAAATGTTAATGAACTCCACGGTCCTCGTCCCCAGCCGCTAGACATTTCTAGCTCCTTATGTTAACGTAAAGATGCCGGTTGCAGCAGGTAGAACCGTTAATGTATTAGGACTTGCTACAGTAAAATTAGCACTCGACAACTGACAGAAACATAAAAGTTTTCCTGCCGCTGCTCCAGTAGAGTTACGTAATAGTGCAAATTTAATATCAGTTAGAGGAGCACCCGATGCAGTAAATGCTATACCCACTGTAGACATTGTATATTTCATTTGTTTAGCTGATGCACCTACTGTCCATTGAGCTGTTGCTGGTACTAAATTCTTACCACCTGTAACATATCCGCCTGTAGCTGCGATTTCATTAGTTACCGAAGTTAAAGCGCCACCTCCACCATAAGCTGATAATGTAAATGTAGACGCGTTGCTAGAAGCTGATGCTAGAACCATTTTAAATACGCCCGCACCTAATACAATAGTTCCATTTCCTATATACTTTTTGGCACTATTATATAGTTGCCATGCTGATGCTGCCATGTTAAATCTCCTTAATATCGGTGTATGACGCACCGGTTTCTAAAATATGGTGAAGCAATCCACCGTAAACTTCTAATTCTATCTCTTCCCCTAGCATTCTAATTAAATCTATAAACTCTTGCGCTTGAGAAACCATCCATGGATGACAATTAAATATTTTTCCACCCACATTTACAGGTATTATTAACTGACCATCATTTTCTTTCTGTTCATATGCATGATGCTTATTTTCTTCTAAACACGAATCACATCCAAAAATATGAAATCTTTTAAATCCTAATGTCCTGAATAATGGTATTGCCCTTAATAAAACTGTAGAGCCACCAGGAACAGGATAACATTTCTCATATTGTTTTTCTAGTAAATCTGTTATCAACTCTGCCTGAGTATGCCAAATATAAGTTCTATCTTTAGGCAAACCCTCAAAAGCTTTAGGGTTACACTGTGATGCTATAAAATATTTGCAGTCGTCTACGACCGGTTTGGTAAATCTTGAATTAAATTCTCTTGCATCTACCATGACCATGGCAGACGGGGTTAAATCATTGTCTAAGCACCACTTATAGGCACCATTAATAGCTAACAGTTTAACACCATTTGCTCTTAATTGCTTTATTTTTTCTACCTGTTGTGATAGAGATGGTCCTCCGCCTACAATCATTACTTCAATATCATTTGTTGGATGAGGCTCTATTTGTGTGTACCCCTGTTTAATATTATGAGATACATTCTTTTTTAATTCCTCATCATTAGTATTTAGAGTACCTACATCAACAATATCACTTCCCGCTGCCCATGCAGATACATAAAATAAACATGCACCTTCCACTTCTTTTGACCAATGAATAACACAATCATGCTCTTTAAACTTTTTTAACCACCAACTAAACGGGTGTACACTTAAATGTAATTTATGTCCTACTATTTTCCCCATTACATCATCTACAGTAGAGATAGCAAAAAATACATGTTGAGCAGCTTGTAAACAATTACTTATTACTCTATCTACATGATGGGGTCTAATATGCTCCATTACATCAGTGCAGTATCCGTATGCTGCTTGGACTGGCAACGGTTGTGATAAATCTGCTTCTATAAATCTCAGTGTATGTTTCTGTGTTTCTAACATGGAGACTACATCAGCATCTAAACAGTTAGGTGCAAAGTCAACCATTGTTACATCCATATTACCAAAAAAAGCAAGATTTAATCCACCTCGTCCGGTACCACAACCTAAATCTAAAACACTTGACCCTGCTTTAGGTTTAGCCTGTTCTAAAAATATATGAGACACTTGTTCTCCCGGAGAGATTTTTCTATATTCAGGATGCTCCCACATCATTTTATATAAATCTTTCTCTAAAGGTCTTATATTTTCTACTTTTACTTCTGGTGCTTTCCCTATTATTCCAGCTTGTGCTGTCATATTATCCCTTTCTATTCAAATCGAATAAGTGCTTCAGTAGCGTTATCGCCTGGAAACTCTATGTTTAATATTTCATTATTTACGGTTTTATCTCCACCAAAATCTAAAATAGCTACAGTGTATTGTAGACCATTACCTCCAGTTGCTCTATAGATAACGGCTCCTCTTGCTGTAAATGTAGATGCAGTCCAAGAAGTATTTCCAAAATTAACCCATCCTACAACTGGGTCAAAAGAAAATCCAGGGTCAGATACAACTAAAGTATTTCCTCCAGCAGTATATCCTGTTCCTACAACTTCATTGGCGGTGTCATAAACTGTATCTGTATTACCAGGGCTTAAGTCCGCTGCATTAGTATAAAGAGCTATCTTATATGTTTGAGTAACACCAAAATTTAACTCCCCTGTTAGCGTTAAATATTTTAGTCCAGTAGTTAATCCTTGTACAATAGATGCCATTATGCAGTTCCTCTTGAACCTCTAACAGGTATTCTAGATTGACCACTTCTATAAGCATCACGAGTATTTTTACCATCACCTAAACCTAATAGTTCTACCATAGCTTCTTGATAACGTTTATCTATAATAGCCATTTTTTCTGTGTCTGACATAAGGAATACACCTGCTTCCAACAGCGCACCATAAAGTAAAACGGTAGGGTAATTATCACCCAGCCAAGACTGACCGCTAACGGCAGTAGTAATAGAAGTAGGATAATAAAAGTAATGAAGTTCAGCCCCATAGTTAATATCAGGTGTAGGACCGAGGATAAATGTGTCATCATCAAAGACTGCGTAGTATTGTGGTTTTCCATAAAAAGGGGTATCCGTGTCGGGATAAGATTCTCTGATAAAGTTAACATCTTTATTTAAAAGGAAAGTGTACTCATTAGTAGCATTATCTATAACAGCTAAACTGTAAGTTGCAAGCCAATCATCTGGTACATTTAAATATTTATTTGCAGCGGAAATAGTACCTGTATAATTAGCTCGTAAGTCCGGTAAATTAACAGCATTAAATATGCGGTTCTCTGCTTGTGTGATAAATGTATTTACATCAGCAACGGTGTACGAATTTTCAGTATAAGACTCTATTTGAGCCACTAATTCTGTATAAGTCATTAGTTATCCTTAAGCTAATGGGCCGCGAGCTTTAGTGCCTTTTGTAGCTGCACCATTACCACGAGTTTCTACACCTGATGTTTTAACATCTGTTTCTGGATAACCAGCAACATGAGGTACAGGTACATCTTGAGGTTGTGCATATATGCCTTTATATTTAGGCTTTCTTTCTTGGTTTTCTTTCATTTCTTTCTCCTAAGTTATTGTTATTGTAAGGGTCCCCACTACTCCTGGGCTTACTAAAGTATTGGGGGTTAATACATCTGTTGGAGGTCTTGCTCCACCCACAGGGTTCCATCCCCATTGTATATCTCTTGACCCTGTTATGTTGTTATTATTAAAACTTTGGTCAGGTCTTGGATTCCTTACAGCTTGTGGGTCACTTACAGGATACATTCCTTGTAAGTTCTGTGGCTGGTCAGGGTTCCAACATTCCGGACATGCTAATATATTTGTTTGTGTCGTTCTTACAAATAAACTTTTTAATTTCTTTAGTTTAAATTGAAATCCACAAACATCACAGTCTGCAATAGCATTCTTATTAGTGGTGTACTTGTTGCTCATTATTTACTTCTTTGTTTAGCTCTAGTTTTACCACGAAGAGCAATACCATCCATTCTACATTTTTTTATTTTACCACCATTTTTCATACCATGTTTAGCACCTGCCATCATTGTACCATCTGGCATTCTGTGTACTGCTCCACCTGATGCTTTTTTAATTTTTCTGTTTCCACTTTCTTTTACTCTTTTATCTAGTTCTTTAATAGCTTTTCTTTCAGCTTTTTCTTTTTCTATTTCTTTCTTTTTAGCTATCAATGCTTTTTCTGCATCGTCCACTCCTTTATCATATCCTTCTTTATCTTTGCCTTTTCTTCTAAGAGTAGTAGTTCCTTCATTTAAAAAATTTTCCACTCCCCTCTTGACTTCTCGTTTAACAGGATTTTTTTCTAATTCCGTATCTAATGCCTGTGCATAACCTTCTGCAAATTTATTTCTTGATTTATCTTCTTTGTATCCTGCTCCCATCTTAATCTCCTAAACGTACGAACTCCTTGGTGAAATAACAAGTGTTGCTTTTTCTCTATCTTCTGTAGATGCGAGTAGCCACTGCTCTTCATATTCTTGTTTTAACATCTGTATTCTTGGTGCTGCTTCTGGTATTTTTATAGATAAGTAATAAGCTAAACCCGCAACTAAACAAGGTAAAAACCTAAATGGTACGTGTTGTGTATTTACACCGGTACCTGCATCATCAAGTCGTTTTAAAAACCAATAGACAAAGGTATAGCTTGCATCATTTGGAATAGGCCACATAGTTACTGTTGGAATTACTGCTTGTCTATCTAGATAAATTTGTATGGGTCTGCCCGTGTCATTCTTACTTGGGATAGAGGCATAAGTAGGATTTGACACCCTAGTAATAGCTATGTCAGACTGAGTCGTTCCCGTCCCAGTTCTTATAACTTGGCTCATGAGGTCGATGGTAGTCGCGGGCAAATTGTAAGTGGCTGTATTGGCAACCAACGGTATACTTCCTGTTTCTACAGTCCATAAGTTAATTCCGCGGTTAGCCCATTCAATAGTTAATAAGTTTAAGCTACGAGTAGCTGTTCTTAAATCATATCCTGTTCTTAATTCTACTCCGCATCTTTCGAATGCTTCTTCTACGAGTAGGTTTAAATCTAAATTAAAATTATGTGTAGTAGTAGTTGCCATTATCGTCCTCTTCCTAGACCTCTAAGTGTTTTAGCAAATCTTGCTCTTTGCCCTAATTTGCCTGAAGCTTTAGCTGCTTTATTTAAAGCTTTAACAGGAATCTTTTGTCCCTTTTTAATTCCTAAAGCTTTTCTTAAAGAACCAGGTTTCTTAATTGCTTTCTTAATATTAAGTCTTTTCTTTTTCTTTTTATCTTTTTTTACAGTCACGTTTAGTCCTTTTTTTATTAACCGTAGAGGGGCGTGACAATACCTTACTACAACATTTGCTCGGCATTATAATACCCATCCCACGAGAAGCTCTCATTTAAACTATACGACCTTTAGTATGTCCTCTTTGAGCAATTCCATCTGCTCTTTTAGATGCATTACCTTGAGCTGATTTACGATTACCTGAGTAAGCTTTTTTACCTGCAGCTTTCTTAGCGCCTTTAGACTCATTTCTACGAGATTTTAAGGATTGTTTTTTCTTACCATGTCTAGCCCCTAATGAATCATCAAGTCTAGCATTGTAACCTTGTACCTTTCCACCTTTTTTCATAGCTTTGCCTTTAGCTTTCATCTCAGCAGCAGAACCGCCGGTTCTTGCTAACATACCACCTGTTGCCATAGCACGACCACCCGCATCTTTTAGTTGAGAAGCTGTCATACCTTTGCTATCTTTAGCTAATGCTCGACCCATTTTATCAGCTGTAGCTCCGCCATGTTTCATACCAAGCTCACCTCTAATACGTCTTTTCTCATCTCTAAGATTACGATTACCAGATGTAGTATCAGCACGTTCAGCATCAACACGACCTAGTTCTTCTATTCTATTGTCACGAGAAGTGTTACCACCATCTCTCATTTTTTTAACCTTACCGCCTGCTTTCATAGCGCGACCACGTGCGTCTGCCATAAGTCTTGGGTCATTTGCATAACGTCCAGTCGCCATAGCGCGACCTTCTCTATCTGCTACTCCGCCCATTTGCATTTTCTTAACTTTCTTCATTTCTTTCTCCTGAGTGAACTCTCGTCCAATTGATTGATTAACACCTACTTTATTAGCAAACTCTGGGTTATTAGCCACCGCCTGCATAAACCTTCCTTGCTTCTTGCTTTTTGGAGGCATCTTATTTTTTAATCCTAGGTGCCGGCATTTGATTAGTAGCTTTCGCTTTTTTTTCTTTTCTATTTGCTATTAATGCCTGAACCGTTTGTGTTTCATATATCCTAATCCCTGTCCAGACAATAGTAAAGATTGCAGCTAAATAAGGAAGCCATTGTAATACTGTTCCTATCGCTGTAAATATAGACGCAAAGTCTAATATGTGCTTCGTCGACTCATCCATGTTTATCATTATTATCCCACGAATGCAGTGAGTGAAGTAACGTTGGTAGTATTAATTAGTACAGCAAAAGCAGATGTTGCTCCACTCCCACCCATTAATATACCATCACCGGGTAAAGACATTTGTTGTGCCGCTACTATAGCTGGAGTAGCTATACTTAATAATATTCTATCAGCAGCTGTTCCTCCGTTTGCCCGAAGAGTGATAGACCCTGCTACGGCGGTTGCTATATAATAAAATCCTCTTAGTCTGGCTCTTGGTAGAGCAACACCATCTGTAATGAGAGTACCAATACTTACATTGGTTGCTACAGCTGCATCGGAAGAAATGCTAGTAATTTGAGAATAATAGTTTACAGAAGTTGCAATATCAGCATTGAGGCCTGCTACAGTTTCAGTAGTAGTATTACCCGTTAAATCCCCTACTACAAATCCTACGATAGTGAATGTAGCAGCAGTTGCATCACCTGCACAAGTAAATATTGGTTGATACCCTGCACCATTATCTAATGGTTGACTAGTAATTAATGTTATAGCACCTGCACCAGCAATAGCGGCAGCAGCTCGAAAAAGCGTTGCACTATAAGTAGGAGTGATAGTAAATATATCTGAGGTTAAAGCCATAATATATTCTCCTAATTAAGCAGTACGTGTAATAGTATAAGCAGTAGTGCTACTAAATAATAAAGTATACCGAGCCATACCTGTAACGCCTGCGGCAATAGTTAAATCACCAAAAGAGCCTGCAGTAGTAGTACCAGCGTCTGATACAATTGCGTTAACACCAACAACCATTGTTACTACACTGGCTCCCCCAGTGTTATCGACAGTTAAGTCAAAAACTGTTCCGGCAGCTGCATTTAATTCAGCGCCTAAAAGAGTTCCAGTTGGAAATGTAATACTTGTACCTGCTGCGGATGTTGAGGTGATATACCCTGTAGCTACTTCGGCTGCGGTTGCAACTGCAGTTGCGTTAATAGCTGTTGCTGTTCTGGTGCCGTCTAGAAAGCCGTTTTGTGATACGACTGGTCCCGAAAATGTGGTTCGTGCCATGATTTTTTCTCCATACAAAGTTAAGCTTATCTGTCTTGTATGCGTCTGCTGGGGCAGTCATGATAAGCCGGTTGTTCCCAGATGGTTAATAATACTATATTTAGTTACTTTATACAACAAAAAAGGGACCAAATCCCCTTTTAGTTTGTTGTTAATTTATGTGCTTATTTTAACAACTAATTGTTATTTTTCTGAATGTCTTAAGTTATGCTCATATATTAAATGTTCTAGTTGTTGAGTTTTATCTCTCAATACTTTGACTGTATTTTCAAGAAAGAAAAGTTTAGTATTTTGAATATGGTCTGATGAAATAGGCTTATCCTGATTCTCACTCATATCTTCTTCAATCCTTGTAATATCTTGTGATGAAGTTGTACTTGTATTTTCTACTGCACTAATTCTACTATCTAATTGTGAGTATGCCCATACACCTAGCACAATAGCTCCAATTAACTGAATAAGAAAACTTAAACTAAAATTTACACTTGCATTCTTTTCTATTTTATTCATTGTTCTATTATACCTTGATAAAAAGAAAAACCCCACAGAGAGGAGTGGGGTTTTTCAGGGAGTGGAACTACTTACAATTTAAGTAGAACCTGGTGAACCCCAAATACCTAGCGGGTCAGACCAGCCAAATGAATAACGCTCACGGGCTTTGTATCGAACATTACCTGTGTCAAAATCGCCATCCATAGATGTAGTTAATGGTGTTCTTTCGAAATGCTTCATACCATTAGGTACATCAGTAGTTAAGAAAAATGCATTCGCGTCAGTTAAAAAGTGATTTACTGAATAACCGTCTGGAATTGAACCATTATTTCTCATTGCGTTGATATCGTTATCAGCTGTACTAACACGAAGTTGAGTATCTAATAAACGAGTTGCAACGAATTGTAGTGCAGGTGGTATTACTAATCTGCGAGGTTTAGCCGCGATTAATAGACCACGTTCGTCAGTCCAAGCTGCAATTTGAATTACTGCGGCTTCTAGTGCTGCCTCAGATAAATCCACACCAACTGTTGGTCTGTTTGAATTACCACCACCGGACACTGTAGGATGAGCAACATTTAATAATGTTACGCCATCACCACCTGTAAAGGCAGCAGTAAAGCCATTGTTTAAAACATTGGCTGCACGAACTTGCTTAGTGTTAGCCATTGAACGAGCAAGAGCTTTAGTATAACGAGCTGAAAGACTATCATATAGATTATCTTCAACTGCTTCTTCAGTCAAACTGAAGCCTAAAGCAATTGTTACGTGGTTGTACCTAGCTGTAAAAGCTTCTTGTGCGTTGTCATACGCAATAGCTGCTCCCTCAGATTTCAGAGGTGCGGCTGCAAAGCCTGCTAGTTTTGTTTCTTCTTCAAAAGAACGGTCTGAAGATTCAGTTTCGTAAATCTCTTTATGTTCTTCTCCATATCGCGCATATTCTAAACCGAATAAAGCGTTAAGTCCTGGTAATAGCTCCTTAAGGAGCTGGGCTCTTGAAATTGCCATGATTATTTCTCCTTAATTAAACGCCTAAACCAGCGTCGTATGAATGAATACCTGCGTTGAACTTACAAATTAAATCTGTAAATGCATCGCCGATTGTGGATGTTGGTCCGTCTACAAAATCTATCAATCTCAACGGGAACGCTGCTGTAGTAGCAAAATTACCTACAACCGTTGCTGCTGTAGTAGAGTTACCTGTAGCTGTGTTACCTGATTGAACTGCATTTAAGTAAAAGTTTTCGCCTAATTCAAGGTTAGTAATTGGACCTGCTGCTTGTATTTGAAAACAAACATCTGGGTCGTCAATAACATAAGCTTGCGCGTCTGTTGCTGCATTACCTGGCCAATATTGGCTAAATGTTTGATTGCCTGTTGTTGGGTCTGAATAAGTACAACCCACAAAAACTCCAATTACTCCTGCCGTCCATGCTGCTGCAGTGCCACCACCACCTGCTCCAGTATTTGGTTGCACTATAACAGTTCCACTAGTATTTAAATTAACTACAGAGCCATAATAAATGTCCGTAGCATTTGTTACTGCTGGATTACCGTCAAGTGCCGCTAAAGTAATAGGGAGTAAGCGAGTAGAACCCGCGTAAGGCGTACCACCGATGTGGTTTATTGCTCGTAACCCATATGGGGCTGAGACTGTTGCCATGATATTTCTCCTATTTATTTTCCCTTTCCGAATTTAGAATTGCTAGTCTCTTGACCTTCAGCAAACTTAGGCATACGAGGGTCATTTTGATTCATGTACTGCGCATCAACTGCCTCTGTTTGTTGCCTTGTTGCTTTGTCTATATGAGCCTGACGTTGTTCCATTAATTCAGTAGGAATTTTACATAATAGCACACCACCAATTTCAATACCGTCTTTGTATTGTGAATTAGGGTCTGCCGCTAATTGAATCTCTGGGTAGTCCGAATGTTTTACCGGTTCCCAGCCTTCACGCATTTTTGCAGAAACGTTCATGTTATCAGGCTCATTTAATAAAGAACTCCTAACCCATCTATAAGACCATCCAGCTTTCTGATTAAATTCTGGTAGCGAACTTGCTGGCTTCCATTCTTTAACCTTACTTTCTCTATTTTCCATTTCTCGGTCAGTTCTTTTAATCTTTTTATCTGTTACCTTATCCATGTGCGTTCTCCAATTTTAATAATTCTCTAGCATAGTGTTCCGGTGTGAGTTTTAGCTTTTTAGCTAAAGCCACTTGTGATTTCGATAAGCGTACTTTCTTTGGCGCATTGCTGCGGGTTGCCGGTGCTACTATATTAGATGGTTTGCGTTGGGCTGGTTTTTCAGCGTCCGACGAGTTTCCCTCAAAATTCTCAGGAAAGCGTTTTTGCATCGTCTCATCTATACGAAGGTAATATACATCAGAAGTGGGGTCTATCCCATTTCTAACTAATTTTTCATGTAAGCCTAATGCAAGGCTAGTCATTTCTTCATCCTTTCCAAACCACGTATTCTTAGATTGCCAAACTTGTGCTTTAACATCTGGTTGAGGCATTGGGGGACGACTTGTTTCATTAGACTTTACACTATTTTCTGTAGTTTGTGAAGTCTTATATTGTGGTTTTAAACTTGAAGCTTGAGATAATTTATACTGAGCACTATTCATTAATGCTTGTGCATCAACAATTTTATCTGTATCCCCGGACTCATAAGCTTCACGATAATCTCGCTTGGCTAAATTAAGTTCTTTTTCAGAAGAATCAATTAAAGTTTTAAGATATGTCTCTTCTCCTGAACTTAAAGTAGATTTAAGTTGTTGGTTTTCTCCTAATACTTTTTGTGCGTAAGTAACAGCTTCTTCTCTTTCACGAGTAGCTTCTTCTTTAGCACGTCTTTCGTCATGCCAAACTTTTTTAAGCTGAGCCATACGTTGTTTAACACGGGAAGAATAGTCTTCTAATGTATCATTCTCAAGTTGCTCAACCATATCTTCAGGCAGCGGTTCTTTACCCTTATCTTCAGGAGGAGTGTCATCTATCTCCTCAACAAAAAGTTCTTCCTGCTTTGGTTTTTCTGGAACTACACGTTCAACATCAGCCGTTGAT